GAGTATTTGTCAGTTGCCTACCAGACGCTGATCCCGCTGCTCGTCAAGGCACTGCAAGAGAGCAACGCACGCATCGCCGCACTAGAGGAGCGACTGAGCCATGCCTGACATCCCCACGCTGTACTGCGCTGAACCGCTGGACGTGCCTGCAAAGGTGTTCGACAAGTTGTGGATTAGAGAAGTCGTCCTGTCATCTCCGACAGGCGGCGACGCCGAAGCCCGCGTGACGCTGGTCCGATTCCGCACCACCGCAGACGGCGTTGAGGAGGCACCCGCTGAGCCGATCCGGCTCCACGTCCGCGACCTGCTCGCGGGAGCCGACAGCGATCCGGACCTCGCGGCGGCGGTGGGGGCGCTGATGAACTACGTGGGCAAGGTGGGCGTTGAGCAGGGCGTCATCGCGGCGGGCGAGTGAATGGTCGTCCTCTCGTCGATCCTGCGTCGCGACGAGCCGCAGCGTGAGCGACGCGAGCGGGTGCCGCTACCCGGCGAGCTTGCCGTGGTGTGCGTGTTCTGGAACCCGGCTGGGTGGCGATCGCTGCGGAGAAACTACCTGCGCTTTCTCCACGAGATGAAGTGGTGGGGCGTGCCGACGTTCAACGTCGAGCTCGCCTACGAAGGGCAGGCGTTCACCTGCGGCGACGCGTGGCTCAGGGTGAGGGGCGGCGACCGCAACGTGCTCTGGCAGAAAGAGCGGCTCATCAACCTCGCGGTCGAACGACTGCCCGACCGCTTCGACAAGGTTGCGTGGATCGACGCCGACATGATATTCCTCGACCACCAGTGGCCCGAGAGGCTGTGTCGCACGCTCGAAGAGTGGCCCGTGGTGCAGTGCTGGAACGAGTGGCACTGCGCCGGTCCTGACGGGCAGATCGAGGGCAAGAAACTTTGCGTCGGGCATCGCTGCGAGCGATACCTGAGCGAGCAGAACTGCTGCCCCGGCGGTGCGTGGGCGGCACGACGCGACATCTGGCCGCTCTACGATCGGCACATCGTCGGCAGCGGCGACTCGATGATGGTCGAGGGCTGGACGGGGCACCAGGTCAAAAGATGCCTGCGGATCATGAACGAGCCGATGGCGAGGCACTTCCGCGAGTGGTCTGAGGTGGCGTACGCGAAGGTGCGAGGCGAGATCGCGTGCCTGCCCGGTGACGCGATGCACCTGCACCACGGGAGCCTCGCCGATCGGCAGTACCACTCCCGGTGGTATCCCGTCGTGAACGGCGGATATGACCCGGCGACGCACGTGGAGGTGGACGAGAATGGGCTGCTCCGTTGGACGGACTCGGCACCCGAGACGCTCGTCGAGTGGGTGCGTGGATACTTCGCGAGCCGCAACGAGGACGGCTGAGTTGACACGCCCCGCACCATGCGGGCATGGAACTCAACACGAAGCGAATCCTCGTCACGGGCGGTGCCGGGTTTCTCGGCAAAGCCGTTTGTCGTCTCCTGCGTGAGCGCGGATGCACGCAGGTGATCGTGCCTCGCCGGGTCGCGTGCGACCTCACGAGCGAGGAGGACACGATCGACTTGTTCGACGATCACCGGCCCGAGGTCGTGCTGCACCTCGCGGCCGAAGTCGGTGGCATCGGGGCGAACATGGCGATGCCGGGACGGTTCACCTATGCCAATCTCGCGATGGGGCTGCACGTGATCGAGCAGTGCCGACGGTTCGAGGTCGAGAAGATCGTCGTCGTCGGCACGGTGTGCAGTTATCCGCTCAACCCGCCCGTGCCGTTCGTCGAGTCCGACTTGTGGAACGGCTACCCCGAGCCGACGAACGCTGGATACGGCGTGGCGAAGCGTGCCGTCTACGAACTCCTCAAGCAATACCACAAGCAGTATTCCCTACCGGGTTCCGTAGTGATTCCGACGAATCTCTACGGACCATTCGACAACTTCGATCCGGCATCGTCGCACGTCATCCCGGCAATGATCCGCCGATTCTGCCGCACCGATCCGGTCACGCTCTGGGGCACGGGCTCGGCGTCGAGGGAGTTCCTGCACGTCGATGACGCTGCGGAAGGCATCGTGCGAGCAGCGGAAGTGGTGGCGACGCCCGACCCGATCAACCTGGGTGGCGGCGGCGAGGTGAACATGAGGACGCTCGCCGAGATGATCGCGGGCGAGTGCGGCTACATGGGCACAATTCGCTGGGACGCCTCGAAGCCAGACGGTCAGCCACGCCGTGCGGTCGATGCGACGCGAGCCCGCGAGATCCTCGGGTGGACGCCGAGCGTGCGACTAGAGGACGGCATCGCCGAGACGGTCGCATGGTGGAGGGAGCAATGCGCGTCGCTCTGATCACCGGCATCACCGGGCAGGACGGCTCGTACCTCGCCGAGCTTCTGCTGGCGAAGGGCTATATCGTCCACGGTATCGTGCGGCGGTCGAGCACGTTCGGCACGCAGCGGATCGAGCACATCTTCCACCGGCTGAACCTGCACTACGGCGACGTGACCGACGGCGGTGCGATGGCACGGCTCGTGGCCGAGATCGAGCCCGATGAACTCTACAACCTCGCGGCACAGTCGCACGTACGGGTGTCGTTCGACCAGCCCGCGTACACGGCGGAAGCGGTCGGGCTCGGAGCGCTCAACGTCCTCGAAGCCGCACGCGTCGTGCCGGGGTGCCGGGTCTACCAAGCGTCCTCCTCCGAGATGTACGGGCAGGTCGCCGAGACGCCGCAGCGGGAGACGACGCCGTTTCGCCCACGGTCGCCGTACGGCGTCGCGAAGGTCTACGCCCACTGGATCACGGTGAACTACCGGGAGAGCTACGGGATGCACGCCTCGTGCGGCATCCTGTTCAACCACGAGAGCCCGAGGCGCGGCGAGACGTTCGTGACCCGCAAGATCACACGGGCAGCGGCACGGATCGCCAGCGGCATCCCCGAGACGCTGTACCTGGGCAACCTCGACGCTCGGCGGGATTGGGGCCACGCAGCGGACTACGTCGAAGCGATGTGGCTCATGCTCCAAGAGGACGAGCCCGACGACTACGTCATCGCCACGGGCGAGACACACAGCGTGCGTGAGTTCTGCGAGCGAGCGTTCGCCCACGTGGGTCTGGACTACCGGGACCACGTGGAGATCGATCATAGGTACTACCGACCGGCCGAGGTGGATCTGCTACAGGGCGACGCGAGCAAGGCACGCCGAGCGCTGGGCTGGGTGCCGAGGGTCACGTTCGAGGGTCTCGTGGCGGGGATGATGGACGCAGAACTGCAAGCGTTACGTGGACGCGTGGTAGCGTGAGGTTATGCCGCAGCGGATACCGACCTGCCGCCCTCCTCGGCTACGCACGCCACGCAGGCCAGAGGCCCGACCCAACGCCTACCAGCGTGGCTACTGCGACGAGCGGCACCGGGCGTGGCGGCTGGCCGTGCTCCTGCGTGACGCGTGGACGTGCCGCCGGTGCGGTCGCGTGTGTGCCGACAAGGGCGAGGCCCACGCGGACCATGTATCGCCTGTGGTACATGGCACAGAGGTCTGCTGCGATGGACGCAGTCGGTATGACGTGGATGGCGGGCAGTGCCTGTGCGTCGCGTGCCACGCCAGCAAGACAAAAACCGATCAGCATCGACTTTCTGGAGGACACTGAGTTGCCGAAGGCCGATATAACCACCCGCAGAACCCTCGACAGGGGGGGTGGGCCGAGCCTTGCCGGGGGCTTTCGATAAAAACCCCGGTTGCCTCCTAGGCGTGAATGGCCGGGAGTTTTTAGCCCCCCCTACCGCGAGCCCCGCACATGCGTTCTGAGGCCCGTTTCCACTAGCCAATAGTTCCTCCACATGAACATTCGAAACCGCGTCAAATCGCTCCGTATGGTCCCTGCGAGCGACCTCCGGCCCAATCCGAAGAACTGGCGGACGCACCCGAAGGCCCAGCAGGACGCCCTCAGGGGCGTCTTGGCCGAAGTCGGTCTAGCCGACGCCTGCCTCGCCCGCGAACTCCCCGACGGCTCGCTCATGCTGATCGACGGCCACCTCCGAGCCGAGACCCTTGGTGACGGCGACGTGCCGGTGCTGATTCTCGACGTGACCGAGGCCGAGGCCGACAAGATTCTGGCGACGCTCGATCCGCTTGCAGCGATGGCTGATTCCGATGCGGCGAAGTTAGACGAACTGCTTCGCGGCGTGGACACTGGCAGCGAAGCGTTGCAAGTCATGCTCTCGAAGCAGTACGAGGACAGCATCCAGGCACAGATGAAGCAGACAGCCGCAGACCTTGGCGGCAACGAGAACCCTGCCGACGAGGTGCTTGAGCAGTACGAGGACTACGTTCAGTTCTCGGTTCCGCTGACGGTGGCTCAGGAGTCTGCCGTTCGTGGAGTCATGAAGGACGCGAAGGAAATCCTCGGCACCAAGACGGCTGGCGACACGCTCTGCGCGATCTTCGCGGCATGGAGGGCAAGCACCGATGCCTAAGACCAGATCAAAGAAGCAAACCGAAGAGTCGTGCTACGACCTTGCGGTGAAGCGAGTCGAGTTGTGCTTCGACAAGTTCGACAAAGTCGTGGTCAGTTTCAGCGGCGGCAAGGACTCCACGGCTTGCCTCAACATCGCGATCGAAGCGGCGCGGCGGCGCGGCCAGTTACCGCTGGACGTTCTCTCGTTTGACGAGGAGGCAATCCCTCCCGATACCGTTGACTACATGCGTCGCGTGTCTCAGTTGCCAGAGGTTCGTTTTCACTGGTACTGCATCCCGGTGCAGCACAAGAACGCTTGCTCTGAGAAACAGCCGCACTGGTATCCGTGGCTTCCAGGCGATCGCGAGAAGTGGGTCCGCGACTTGCCGCCAGAGGCGATTACGGAACTGCGAGGATTCAAGCTGGGGATGGCCATTCCTCAAGCGGCACCATTGGTGTTCGGGCCGAGCAACGGCACGGTTTGTCAGATTCTTGGCATACGGTGCCAGGAGTCGATGAGTCGATTCGGAATGATTGCCCAAAAACCAAAGCACATAACTGATGAGGCTTTCCTGACTGCCGATCCAGACTACAGATGGATTACGAGAGCGTACCCCATCTACGACTGGAACACGGAGGATGTGTGGCGTGCGCCGATGATTCACGGCTGGGATCACAACACGGCTTACGACGTCATGGAGAAGGCAGGAGTTTCTCGGCACAATCAGCGGTGTGCTCCGCCCTTCGGAGAGCAGCCGATCCGAGGCCTTCACAAGTTCAAGGTGTGCTGGCCCGAACTCTGGGGAAAGATGACTCAGCGAGTAGCCGGGGCGGCAACAGCAGCAAGGTATGCCAACACATCTCTCTATGGATTTGGGCTCTCCGACCAAGACTTGCCCGCTGGTCTAACGTGGCAACAGCACACCATGGAGTTGCTGGAGGCGCTTGAAGGCAAAGCAAAGGCCGAGGTTGCAGAGTGTATTCGCAAACTTTGCAGCGTGCATCGCAACAGGACATCAGAGCCTATCCCCGACGCCGATCCGCATCATGAAACCGGATATTGCTGGAAGGATATTTGTATCGTTGCGCGGGTTGGCGGCAACAAGTTCGGCAGGCAGTTTCGCAAAGTCAACACCAAGGCAAACACTTTCGTACTCAAGCAAAGAAAGAAGAGGGCTCAGGCATGAAGAAACAACCGCTTGATTCAGTCGAATGGGTAGACCGCGATTCCATCGAGCCGAACGACTACAACCCCAACAAGCAGCCACCACCAGAACACCGGCTCCTCAAGGTTTCGATCCTTGAAGACGGTTGGACGCAGCCCATCGTCGTGTTCGATGACGGCAGCGGCAAGAAGCCGGTCATCGTCGATGGCGAGCATCGCTGGCGAGTGTCAGGCGATAAAGAAATCAAGAAACTCACCAAGGGCAAAGTGCCGATCGTTCGGATTGCCGGCAGTCGCGAGCACCGGATGATGTCCACGATTCGCCACAACCGCGCCCGTGGCGAGCATCACGTTCTCCCGATGGCCGAGATCGTCCGGGCCCTGCTCGACGGTGGCATCGAGAAGGATGACGTTCAGTTCTTGCTCCAGATGGAGGAAGAAGAGGTCGAGCGGCTGGCCGAAAAGGCCGGGTTGCCCGAGGTGGTTTCACGAAGTCACACCGAGTTCAACAAAGGATGGGTGCCAGGATGAGCAACGCGCAGATCGGTTATGTCAAAGGTGAACTCGACTTCCGCGACTACCGGTTTCCGGTATCGGCCTCGATGGTGCGATCCGGCGACGAGTATCGCAACGAAGGTGACTCCGACACCGTGTACGGGTTCGCGTGCGAGTGGTGCTACATCATCACCAACCAGGGGCAGTTTGCTCTGGAGCCGGGCATGTACTTCTGCGTGCCGACGCCGGTGCGGATTCAGTCAGTAGCGGTTGGCCGCGACGGGAAGAAAGTCGGCGACAACGCCGCACTCGTAATCGTTCGCCACGGGTATCGCGGCCTGTTCTCGATCGGTGGCCCCATCGAGGATCGAGGCAGGCTTCGCTACATCGACGGTTGTTCGGATACGCTGCTAATCTGCCCGCCGCGACTCGGCGAGCCGTGCCTGAACTTCCTGCACTTCCCGAAGAACATCTCGCAGACGATGCACACGCATCCGAGCATCCGCGTCGGAGTCGTGGCTCGCGGGCATGGAATCTGCAAGACGCCAACGGGCGACTTCGACTTGAAGCCGGGGATGCTCTGGCTTCTTCCCGAGGACACGCCGCACTCGTTCTTCACCTACGACGAAACGATGGACGTTATCGCATGGCACCCTGACTCCGATACGGGGCCGAACGACGATGACCACCCGATGATCAACCGCACCATTGTGGATGGAACATCGGCGAATCAGATCGAAGCCATCCGCACAACGGGTGACATCCGGTGCGAGTAGCGATCCCTTGCAAGCAGACGGCCACCCACGAGCACTTCGTGGCAGCGATGGGCCGCATTGAGGAACTCGTTTCCCGCGACGAGTACGAGCGTAAGAAAGCCGGTGCCGTATCCAGGGTTCGGTACTTCGCCGGAAAACGCCCGGCCTTCGCGTGGTCAGGCGGAAAGGATTCGCTCGCACTGCAAGTCGTGTGCGAGGCAGCAGGTGTTCACGAGTGCTGCCTCGGCATGACGAATCTCGAATACCCGGCGTTCTTGCAGTGGATCACTGATCACATGCCGCACGAGTTGGCGGTCTACTCAAACGGCTGGGACCTGGAATGGCTGAAAAAGAATCAGCGGATGCTGTTCCCCAAAACAGCCAAGGTTGCCGCCGAGTGGTTCAAGGGGACGCAGCACGCGGCGCAGAAACGCTTCTTCAAGGTCTTCAAGGCTTCCGCTTTGTTTCTTGGTCGGCGGCTTGCGGACGGCAACTTCTGCGGCAAGGGTTTCGCTTACGAGTCGCAGGGCGTGTACCGAGTCTCGCCCATTGCGGATTGGACGCACGAAGACGTTCTTGCGTGCCTGCACTATGAGAACATGGCGAACGATCTTCCGCCGTTTTATCGGTGGCCACGAGGGTACCGGTGCGGGACGCACAGTTGGCCCGCGCGTCAATGGTGTGACTCCGACCTGCACGGATGGTTCGAAGTTCACGAGATCGACGCGAGCATCGTTCGGGATGCAGCCGAGGCTGGCATCGACTCGGCCAAACAGTTTCTGGACAACCTCTAATGTGCGGGATCTTCGGGTTTATCGCCAACACGCTGCCGCCTAAGAAGGAGGCGTTGGAGGAGGTCGCTTGCCGCGCCGCCGAGCGTGGGCCAGACGGATTCGGCATCGCTCACAAGTCAGGCGGCAAGGTGACGGTTCAGTACGGCGAGGGATGTCTTCTAGACTCGCTCGACGCACTCGTCGCGACTATGGACGCAAAGGCGATCCTGGGGCACTGCCGACTTCCAACTCAAGGTGGCCGGCAAGCCAAGCATCCGTTTTCATGTGGGGACGGCTGGTTGGTGCATAACGGAAACGTCTATGATTCGAAGAAGTACCAGCACGAAACAAAAACAACGTGCGATACGGAGATCGTCGCGTGCGAGGTTGCAGCAAGGGGGGAGGTGCTGGGCGACAAACTGTGGAACATCGCCAAAGAGATGCACGGCGACGTGCCTTTTGTTGTGGCCTTCCTTTCTAGTTCCCGGTTTGCCGTTGCAAGGCAGGGGCACCCGCTGTTCTTCAAGTCGACCGAGGAAGGCTTTTACTTTTCCTCAAAGTCATTTCCCGGTGCAACGATGCTGACGAAGTCGTTTTTCGCAAGATTGGAGTGACACATGGGCAAACGTGGCCCCGCCCCCGAACCGTCGATCCTGAAATACATTCGCGGCAACCCGTCGAAGACGGCGCTGCCGACGAACGAGCCGACGCCAGACCTGCTCGACAATCTCGACCCGCCAGCCTCGATCAAGGACGATCCGGTCGCCGTGCAAAAGTGGCACGAGACCGTTCCGACGCTGCGGCGGATGCGCGTGTTCACGGAGGCCGACGTGGATGCGTGGGCGATCTATTGCCACACGTGGTCTAAGTGGATTGAGGCGAAAGAGAAGTGCAAGCAGTTCGGCCGCGACAACGTGCAGATGGAGCCAGACCCGAATCGAACCGACGGGAGGATGCGGATCAAGTGGACGCAGCCGTACTCGTGGGCGGTTGACGAGCGATCGCTCCGCAACGATCTGCGTCGCCTTCAGCAGGACTTCGGCATGACGCCGAGCAGCCGTTCGCAGGTGAGCACGCATGCCCAAGAAGAAGCAGACCCGGTTGCCGATTACGCTGCGAAGCGACGCCGAACGCCAGGGGCTTGACTACTACTTCGATCCGGAGGCTGCGCAACACGTCGTCGGTTTTTTCGAGAAGTGGCTGCGACACTCGAAGGGCAAGCACGCAGGCGAGCCGTTCGCGTTGCTCGATTGGCAAACCGCGATGCTCGGCGAGTTGTTCGGCTGGAAGCGGCTCGACGACGAATCTCGCCGCTACCGGATGGCGTACATCTCGACCGCAAAGAAGCAGGGCAAGTCCACGTTGCTTGCTGGCATCGGCCTGTACCTTCTCGCTTTCGACGGTGAGATCGGGGCGGAAATCTTCGGGTGCGGGGCCGACCGCGAGCAGGCGTCGATCGTGTTTCGCGAGGCGGCGAGCATGGTACGAGCCTCGCCACAACTCTCCCGCGTGCTAGAAGTCATCGACTCCCGTCGCACGATTGCATACCGCAACGCGTCGTCGTTCTACCGAGTTCTGTCTGCCGACGCGTTCCGGGCCGAGGGTCTCAATATCCACGGGCTCCTCTTCGACGAGCTCCATGCCCAGCGTGACCGGCGGCTCTGGGATGCCCTTCGGTACGGCGGTGCAGCCCGTGAGCAGCCGCTCATCGTGTCGATCACGACGGCGGGCTACGACCGCAACTCGATCTGCTGGGAGCAGTACGCCTACGCCAAGGCGGTGCTGCGAGATTGGGCACACGACCCGACGTTCTTTCCGTGCATCTACGAGGCCGAGGAGAACGACGAGTGGACGAGCGAGGACACGTGGCCGAAGGCGAATCCGTCGTGGGGGGTGACGATCAAACCGGACGACTTCGCCGCCGACTGCCGGGAGGCCCAGCTCTCCAGCACCAAGGAAAACTCGTTCCGCAGATACCGGCTCAACCAGTGGACGCAGCAGGACACGCGGTGGATCAAGATGGAGACCTGGGACGCGTGCGCATTCGCCCCCCCTGCTCCGCTCGACGGCCGCGAGTGTTGGTGCGGCCTCGACCTCGCAACGACGTACGACACGTCGGCGTTCGTCGCGGTGTTTCCGGCACCCGACGGCACGTTCGACGTGCTGTGCCGCTTCTGGATTCCCGGCGACAACGCGCTCGACCGCGAGAAGCGCGACCGGGTTCCGTACACGGTCTGGGCAAAAGAGCCGTCTGCAGGGCTCACGATGACCGACGGCAACGTCACCGACTACGACGTGATCCGCCGGGACATCAACGAGTTTGCCAAAAAATACAACGTGCGGCAGATCGCGATCGACCGCTGGAACGCGACGCAACTCTCCCTGCAACTGCAAGGGGACGGGATCGAGGTGGTAGGTTTCGGGCAGGGCTTCGGTTCGATGTCCAGCCCATCGAAGCAACTCGAAGGGCTCATCGTTTCTGGGAAGCTCAGGCACGGCGGCAATCCGGTGCTGTCGTGGATGGCAAGCAACGTCAGCGTCAAGGTGGATGCCGCCGGAAACATCAAGCCGATCAAGCCGCCGCATGGAAGCTCCGACCGAATCGACGGCGTCGTGGCACTCGTGATGGGAATCGGATGTCACGCAGCGCAAAAGCCGCCTGACAGCACACCAGAACCCTCGATGCTCTTCCTATGATCGCACCCTCAGATCGCATTCTCTGGCTTCCGACCTCCGAGTACGAGTCTCGCCACTGGGACTACGAGTCGGGTGGCTACGGCGGCAACCGCAATCCTTCGGGCGTGCGGATCGACCCTGAGACGGCGCTCCGCTCGACCGTCGTCCTCGCGTGCGTCCGCGTGCTGTCGTCCAGCGTGGCAGGGCTCCCGCTGCATCTCTACCGGCGGTTGCCCAACGGCGGGAAGGAAATCGCCCGCGAGGTGCCGCTGTATCGCATCCTCCACGAGCGGCCGAACGGCTGGCAGACGAGCTATGAGTGGCGGGAGCAGATCATGCTCCACCTGCTCACGCACGGGCAGGCGTTCGTCGAGATCGCCGGTGCCGGTCCTGCGACGCAGTTGATCGTGCTGCACCCGAGCCGGATGCAGGTCGAGCGGATCGAGAATGGGCGTCTGCGTTACCGCTACCGCGAGGATCGCGGCACCGAGACGATCTACTCGCAGGACGCCATCATGCACCTGCGGTGGCTGTCTGACGACGGCGTCAACGGCATGGTGCCGGTCGAGCTCGCCCGCGACGCGATCGGGCTGGCCCGTGCGTGCGAGATCCACGGCGCGTCGTTCTTCGGCAACGGTGCTAGGCCCGGCGTGGTCCTGTCTACCGATAGCACGATCTCAGCCGAGGCAGCCGAGGCGCTCCGCAATGGATGGGAGCGGATGCACCGTGGCAGCGAGCGAAGCCACCGCACGGCGGTCCTCCAGGGCGGTCTGAAGCCGATCGAACTTGGCGGCGGCAACATGCAGGAGTCGCAGTTTCTGGAGACGCGCCGCTTCGCCGTCGAGGAGTGCGCACGAGTCTGGGGGGTGCCACCTCATCTGGTCGGCGATCTGTCCCGGTCGTCGTTCTCGAACATCGAGCAGCAGAGCATCGACTTCGTCACGAACGGGCTGATGCCGTGGCTGCGGCGTATCGAGTCTGCGATTGCTCGCGACCTCATCACGGACGACTCGCTGTTCGCGGAATTCGACACGCGAGGGCTGCTTCGTGCCGATGCCGCTGGGCGATCGGCGTATTTCAACACGCTTTGGAACCTGGGCGTGGCGAGCGTGAACGAGATAAGGGCGTGGGAGAACATGAACCCCGTCGAAGGCGGCGACGTGCGGTTCGTGCAACTCAACATGACCACGCTCGACAAAGCGGCTGCGGCAGCGGAGTCACCGCCGGTCGTCGAAGAGATCGTCGTCGAGGAGCCGGTTGCCGACGCCGTGTCACCGGAAGCCGAACCCGCACCGAACGCCACGCCCCAGGTAGCAGAGGTCAGCCTCAACGGTGCCCAGATCACCGGGCTCATCGCGATCGTGCAGTCGATCTCCGACGGTCTAGTCACCCGCGAGGGTGCGGCGGCGATGATCGCTGCGTCATTCCCGAGCATCCCGCCCGCACAGATCGACGCGATCCTCGCAGGGGTGGTCGAGCGTCAACCGGTGCCAGCAGCGGATGCGCAGCCGCAGCAAGTGCCGGTCGTCGAAGACGCCCCCGCGAGGTCGCTCGAAGAGC